ATAACGTCTAGCTCCGTTTTGTTAACCTATACATATATAATAGCACAACTAGCCTACAGGTCAACCTTTTTTTGCATTTTGGCTAGAAAAATTTTAGGTTGACCTAATCACAAAACTACATTACTATATACGAGTTGAATGATAGGAGTAGATACATGGCCGCTAAAAAAGCACCAGCAAAACGTAAAGTAAAAGGCGCACAACTAGATCCCAGTTTTGAAGGCGCATTAGAAATGAGCGGAGCAGAATTTCACGCTCTTCGTAACATGGCAGTGAGACACTACTATACTGAATACAAAATTTCTGACTTGATCAAAGATTTGTACAAGTGGATGAAAGACTTTGGTTACAAAGCTGACGATATCAAAAACATTAAAACAGTTGGCAGTGACGGTTTAGGTGCAACTGTTATCTATGCAGTGTGTTTGAACAAAGGCATGCCAGATTTGCATCCAGAACATGCCGAATACTGGGAAACACTAGGCGGAACTACAGGTTCTTTAGGTCCTGTGAGTGCAAGCATGAAGCGAGTCATAGACAGCGTGTTGTCTAAAGTAAAGCCAGCAGTAGAAGAAACAGTCAAAGAAGAGGACAAAACTCCAAAACGCAGTGTGCAAGATTACATGCGTGAAAAAGCCGCAATGATTGGCGGGCATGTTGAACAAGTCGTTGATGATTTTGTTGCCGGCGAATACAAAAATCCAGAAAAATTTAGTGTAATGGAACAGTTGCGTATCCACGAGGCACCTGCACAAGCCATTGATGTTATCCGCAATCCATTGCAATTTATGCTTGAAGAAATGCGTGAAGTACAGGAAGGCAAGTGCGATCAATTAAAAGAAGGATATGCACATCTTGGCAAAATCCAAGTGCGTAACTTTATTAAGTTCTTAGAGCAAGGTGTAGCAGATTGTGACAACTATGTTCAGGTTAAAAAAGCCTCTCGCAAGCCACGTGCTATTAAGAAGAAAACTCCAGCACAGCTGGTTAAAACGTTTAAGTTCTGTAAAGAGTTTCCTGATCTTAAACTTAAAAGCGAGAGCCCAACTAAACTTGTTGATGCCAGTGAAGCATGGTTATACAACACAAAGAATCGCAAGTTGATTCATGTGGTAGCAGATGACATGATGAAAGTATTCACAATCAAAGGTTCAAGCATTGTTGGATTTGATACAACAAAAACTGTACAAAAGACCTTGAGAAAGCCAGTAGAACAACTTAAAATGATCACAGGTGTAGGCAAACCAGCCGCCCGTAAGAACTTTGCTGAAATTAAAGCCACCGAAATCAAGTTCAACGGTCGGGGCAACGAACACATTGTAATACTAAAGGCACACTAAACTGGTAAATACAAGAGCGAAAGGACGCTCTTGTAAATGGCCGAACAAACTACACTTGATATATTAAAACAACAAACCATTGACTATGTTAAACTACAACTAGGCGATGGTATGATTGATCTTGAACTTGATCCTGAGCACTACGAAGCGGCTTATCAAAAAGCCCTTGGTGTTTACCGTCAACGTGCAACCAATGCATACGAAGAAAGTTACAACTTCTTAGAAATACAAGAAGATACAAATGTTTACACATTACCTGATGAAATTCAGAGCGTAAGACAGATTTTTCGTAGAACAATTGGTAACATGCAAGGCCCACATTCGAGTAGTTTCGATCCATTTAGCAGTGCTACACTGAACATATACTTGTTGAACTATAACTATGCAGGTGGTTTAGCAAGTTACGATTTCTACACTCAGTATGTAGAACAAGCGGCTAGAATGTTCGGTGGATATGTAAATTACACATTCAACCCTGCTACTAAACAACTTCAAATTGTACGTGATCCAAGAGGAGAAGGTGAAGTTATGCTTTTGTGGACTTACAATCTCCGACCAGAAATCCAATTGCTAAAAGATGTAATGACAGTTCAGTGGATTAAAGATTATATGATTGGTAATTGCAAACTTATGATAGGCGAAGCTCGTGAAAAGTTTGCTACTATTGCCGGACCACAAGGCGGTACTGCATTAAATGGTGCGGCTATGAAAGCCGAAGGTCAAACTATCATGGATAGCAAGATCGAAGAGCTTAAGAATTATGTTGATGGCTCGCAACCACTTACTTGGGTAATTGGCTAATGCGTTTAGATGAGTTTGTAGATCCGATTGAAATAGAAGATCTTAAAGAACATAAAATGATTTGGAGCCGTAGTGGTGACAAACTCAAGCTCAAGTATCGTTGTGCCAGCGGACCTAAAGCAGGACGTATTGTTCCTGATCCTAGTGCTTGTGCTGCTCCTAAAGACCTAGCAAAAGCCGCACAAATGAAGCGTACACGGGCTACTACAAAAGTTAAGGCGGCTCGTAAAGCAAAGAAAACTAAGCGAGTGAATCCTGCAAGTAAAATTCTTGCAAGACTTAATGCTCTTACTAAACCTAAAGCCGGTGCTAAAAGCAAAACTGTTAAGATGGTAAGCAAAAGCACAAAGAAAACTAAAAAACCTTCAAAGCCTAAAAAAATCAAATAAAGATTGACCTATAACATCAAGTTTGCTATTATACTTGTATGGCAGATTTGATGATTGATATAGAAACAATTGGCACAGGTCCTGATGCTTGTATTCTCACTATAGCAATGCAAACGTTTGATCCGTTTGCAGATGGCTGGTATGACAATCATTACTATGCTCGAATTGATACCGAGAGCCAGCCTGATAGGAATATTGAAGACGGCACACTGGCTTGGTGGGCAAGTCAAAGTCCTGAAGTAAGAGATGAAGCATTTGCTGAAGAAAATCGTATACCACTGAAACAAGCTCTTGAAGAAATGCATCCAATCATTTGGAATAGTAATTTTGTATGGGCAAACGGTCCAACGTTTGATATGAATATTATCGAACATGCTTATAAGAGCTATGGCATGAACTTGCCTTGGAAGTATTACAAAGTGCGTGATGCAAGAACAGTTTATAGTTTGTACCCAGAGTTAGGAAGAGGCCCAGTGAGTCATCATGCTCTTGACGACTGCCAACAACAAATTCTAAAACTGCAAAAAACATTTAAACATCTTGGAGTAACAAAAATCAAATGAGCAAAATTGATTACAAATACAATGAAGGCAACCTTATTGCTGAACTTAAAGAGTATATTGATGCTACTTACGGGGAGCATTACAGTTTGAACAAGTTTCAAGCCACAGAGTTTATCATCGATGCTGGTCATGGAGATGGCTTTTGTATTGGCAATGTAATGAAATATGCTCAACGCTACGGCAAGAAAGATGGATACAATCGTAAAGACTTGCTTAAGGTTTTGCACTATGCATTGATCGAACTTTATATTCACGACCGAGAAGGTCGTTAATCTTCTACTAGATCTCCTACCTTCCAAGGTAGATCTAACTTCATAACTTCTACACTGCAATTTAGGCAAACTGTTTTTAGATTGTTTAGATTGCAGTTATTTAAATTTCCGTCTATATGATACACAAGGGTTTGTCCAGAATATCTTGCTCTAAATCCACATCTATCGCAAACTAATTTTTTCTTGTATCCTTGTTTGCTCCATTTAGGTGCTAACGGTTTTTGCTTTCTACCTTTGCGTATGCAACTATCACATGAACTTCTGTAGTGTGTTATATCGTCTTTACGATAGTTTACAGCGCAATATTTCTGATTACATACCTTACAAACGGGTCTTTTCATACATTTATTTAACATAAACCTTTGCAAAGGGCAGTTATTACCGGTAGTTTTGGTAAGATACGATAAATATCTTTAACAGTTTTTAAAGGAAAACAAAAATATGGCACTAGTATCACCAGGCGTAGAAGTTAGCATCATTGATGAGAGTAACTATCTACCAGCAGCAACTAATTCAGTTCCGTATATCTTGATTGCTACAGCAGAGAACAAGATCAGCGGAAGCGGTACTGGCGTAGCAGCCGGTACTACAGCAGCCAATGCCAACGAAGTTTACTTGATTTCAAGTCAGAGAGAACTTGCGGCAACATTTGGCAATCCATTTTTCTACAGCACAACAGCAGGTACTTCTATCAACGGCTACGAACTCAACGAGTACGGTTTGCTTGCCGCTTATAGTGTTCTTGGTGTTAGCAACAGAGCATATGTACAACGTGTAAATGTTGATCTTTCAGAGCTTACAGCAAGTTTAACAAGACCAACTGGTAATCCAGACGACGGTACTTGGTGGCTAGATACAGACGATACACTTTGGGGTATTTTCCAGTGGAGCTCAACAACTAATGCATTTACAAACAAAGTTCCAACAGTTATTACAAGCACCAGTGATCTAACAGGTGGTGTACCAAAGGATTCAATTGGTAATATTGGTGACTATGCAGTTGTAGCAACTAACGCTAATAATCCTGTTTACTACAAGTCACCTGGACTAGTAACAACAGCCACAGCAGGTGATACAACTCAAGTATCAGCTAATAGCTGGGTATTAGTAGGAAGTGATGATTGGAAGAATTCATGGCCATCAGTTACTGGTACTGAAACAAGTCCTACTATCACAGCAGGCCACAGCATTTATCTAAACGATGTACTTGTTACAGCAAGCAGTACAACTGTCGCTAGTTTGGCAATCGATATTAACGATGCAGGCATTGCAGGTGTTCTTGCTAAAGCGGTAGATGGTAAGTTAAACATTTATATCGACAGTGATGCCACAAACGATGGTTCAACATCCGATGGCAACGGTATTGTTGATATTACTAATGGAACAGGTACAATTCTAACTGATGTTGGTATTACAGCAAGAATTTACTATGCACCACTAGTACAGCAAAGTCCACACTACGATAATCCACAGTGGAGAACAACAGATAGCGATCCGCATCCAACAGGAAGTGTTTGGGGCAAGACTACAAGTGTTAACTTGGGTGCAAGTCTAAGCGTTAAGCAGTGGGATAGTGTAACAGGTTCTTTTGTAGCACAAAGTGCTCCAATTTACGAAAATGATCAGAGTGCAAACAAAAATCTTGATCCATCAGGTGGCGGTACTAACATCGCCAACGAAGCAACTTATGCTCAATTTGATGTAAACGAAAACGATACATTTACACTTAAGATTTTCGAGCGTAACGGAACTGGAAACACTAGCATTACAGGCGATGATACAAGTCCTACTTTTACTAGCAGTGAAACATTTACAATTCAGGCAAGTGTTAAAAACAGCACAACATTGACCACTGCGGTAACTGCTACATTAGGCGGTACTACAGCAGCTGACTTTGTTGAAGCATTTACAGCAGCAAACGTAGCAAACACTACTGCTACAGTTACAAGCACAGGTGCTATTCAAATCAGTCATACACAAGGCGGTGTAATTGTATTGAAAGACACAAGTGGTACTCCGGTAGCAGATGCTGGTTTCAATACCACTGTTACAGGTGTCAGAGCAGGCAATGACAGTGACTTGATTCTAAGTAATTGGATTGCACTTGGCGGAAGTGATAGTTATACTGCAAGTGGAACTTCTCCAAGCAAGGACCCAGCAGAAGGAACATATTGGTACTACAGTGCAACTGATCAAATTGATATTATGATTCACGATGGCACCAATTGGAAAGGTTATCAAACAGTATCAAGTGATGCTCGCGGTTTTGATCTAACTGCAACAAACGCAGATGGACCAATTATTTCTGCTACAGCACCTACTACCCAAACTGATGCTAGCGAAAGCGCACTAGTGTATGGTGATCTATGGATTGACAGCAGTGATTTAGAAAACTGGCCACGAATTTATCGTTGGGAAAGTGTAGACAGTGTTGATCAATGGGTATTGATTGATAACACTGATCAAACCACAGAAGATGGCGTACTGTTTGCAGACTTCCGTTGGGCAACAGCAGGAACAGTAGATCCTATCACTGATGACATAGCAACTATTAAAAGTTTGTTAACAAGTAGCTATCTTGACATTGATGCTCCTGACGCAACACTTTATCCAACTGGTATGTTAGGATTCAACCTACGTCGCAGTGGGTTTAATGTTAAAGAGTTCCAAGTTGATTACTTTAATGCAACTGACTTCCCAGATGATACGTTGCCTACAGTAAAAGATGCTTGGGTAACAGCTAACAGCAACAAGAATGATGGCTCACCTTATATGGGTCGTAAAGCACAGCGTCAAATTGTTGTAGCGGCAATGAAAGCGGGTATTGATGCAAACACAGACATTCGTGAAGAGCAACGTACATTTAACTTGCTAGCAGCTCCTGGATATCCAGAACTTATTACTAATATGGTTGCACTTAACAATGAGCGTAACAATACTGGTTTTGTCATTGGCGATACTCCAATGAGACTGGAAGACACTGGCGCAGCAATTATTAATTGGGCTACCAATGCAGATGGTGCTGGCACTGACAGTGAAGACGGTCTTACAACAAGTGATGCATATCTTGGTACATTCTACCCAAGCTGTCAAACAACTGACCTAAGCGGCAATACAGTTGTACAACCACCAAGTCACATGATTCTTCGTACTATTGTACGCAGTGATGACGTGAGCTTCCCTTGGTTGGCACCAGCTGGCACACGCCGAGGCACAGTTGATAATGCTACAGCAATTGGTTATGTAAATGCCACAACTGGCGAATTTGAATCAACATCGGTTCGTTCAGGATTACGTGACACATTGTATGAGAACAAGATTAACCCAATCACGTTCTTACCTGGTACAGGCATTGTTAACTACGGTAACAAGACAGAAGCAAGCACACCGAGTGCGCTTGATAGAATCAACGTTGCACGATTGGTTGCATTCATACGTGGCAGACTAGAAACAATTGGTAAAGGCTTTATTTTTGAGCCTAACGATTCACTTACTCGTGACGAGATCAAAGGCGCAATCGAAGGACTTATGAACGATCTAGTTGCCAAGCGTGGATTGTATGACTACCTAGTAGTATGCGACGAAAGCAACAACACACCAGCTCGTATTGACAGAAACGAACTATATGTTGATATTGCAATTGAACCTGTTAAGAGTGTAGAGTATATCTATATTCCTGTAAGAATTAAGAACACAGGCGAAATTGCAGCTGGCGAAGTAGCAAGCTCAAGTGCTGTTTAAAGCACTTTAAAACGAAAAACAGGGCTTCGGCCCTGTTTTTTTATGGTTCCAAGTATGATAAATAATACTAACATAGGAGAGAAAGATGGCAGTATCATCACTAACTAGAATGACAGTGCCTTTGGCGAGTGATCAAAGTAATCCAACCCAAGGTCTGTTGATGCCAAAATTAAAGTATCGCTTTAGAGTGATATTTGAAAACTTGGGTGTAAGTACACCAAGAACAGAATTAACCAAGCAAGTCATGGACTTTAGTCGTCCAAACTTGACCTTCGGGGAAATTGAAATTCCAGTATATAACAGCAGAATTTATCTTGCTGGTAAGCATGAGTGGCAAGCAGTTACAGTAAACTTCCGTGACGACGCCGGCGGGCAAGTTGCTAAACTTGTCGGTGAACAACTACAGAAGCAGATGGACTTTGTTGAAATGGCAAGTGCTGCAAGTGGAATTGACTACAAGTTTATTACTCGTTGTGAAGTCTTAGATGGCGGTAACGGTGCAAGTACACCAACTGTGCTAGAAACTTGGGAACTATATGGATGCTACATTAGTGGTGTTGATTATGGCAGCCTTGACTACAGTGCAAGCGAACCTGCTACAATTCAGATGAACATGAGATTTGACAATGCAATTCAAACACCAATTGGTGATGGTGTTGGTGCTACTGTAGGTAGAACTGTAGGCGACGTAGTAACAGGCTAATCTCCTATGTCCTTTGGAAGCGACTTTCTAAAAGGGTTCTTTGGAAGCGACTATCTAAAGGACTATACTCACGCTAGTAAAACTTTCCGTGCAAACGGTTATGAGCTGGCTCCTAAGTATAAGTTTCTTTTCTATGTTAGGTTTAGTCTTAACACAACAGGCATACCTGCACTAAGACAACTTTTTCCAGCTGGTGCATCAAACGAGTTAGGAATGGTTGTTAAAAGTGCAGATTTGCCTAGTTACCAATTTGATGTAGACACAATGAATCAGTATAATAGAAAACGACTGGTTCAAACAAAAATAAACTATCAACCAGTAACACTGAGATTCCACGACGATGGCAGTGACCTCATTACTAACATGTGGTACAATTATTTCAGTTATTACTACAAAGATCCTAGCCACAAATATCAAAATGTAGCCGCTACAAGTGGTACACCTGGCGACCTAGGCGGTTTAACCCAAAGTAGAGCAGATTACAACAACAGAGACACTTACGCAGCAATTAGAGATCAAAACGATTGGGGTTATGTTGGGGAAAGTTATACTGACGCAACTGGTGGAGTACCCGGCGGGGGCAAACCAAGATTCTTTAACGATATAACTATCTACGGAATGAACCAACAAAAGTTTAGTCAGTACACTTTGATCAATCCAATTGTTAGTGACTGGAAACATGACACATATGATTACAGCGAAAGCAACGGAACAATGGAACATACAATGACCATTCAGTACGAAACTGTAAAATACTATAGTGGCAATCTCAATGACCATATCAACAATCCAGGTGCTGATAGTCTTGTTAAAGGATTTGCTGATCCTGCTCATTATGACACTGTTAAAAGTCCTCTTGCACGAGGCGGTAGTACAGCTAGCATACTTGGCCCAGGTGGTATAATCGACGGTGCTCAAACAATCGCTGGTGCAATCGCTGATCCGAGTATAAAAAATATACTGGGCGCTGTACAAGCAGGAGGCAATATTAACGAATTGTTAAAGGATCCAAAGTTGAGATCCATTATCAGTGATGAAGCAAATCAAGTCTTCAAAAACGTTATTAGAAATAAAGGACCTGCAGCTACTGAAGCTATAATTAACAGAGCAGATGGTGTATTTTTTCCAAAAACATCAGGCACAACAAATAGTACAGCAGGTGCAGTAAATGCACCGAAGCCGGTTGATGAGTCTGCTCAAGGACCAGCAACAGGTAATCCTAAAAGTGACCCAGGAATTTGGACATGAGTTCAGTAAATTATAGTAATCCAAATCAAGATCGTACAGTTTATATTTTTGATAGATTTTACGAGTTTGAACTCGATGTTGATGCAAATTTATACGATGTTGTACTAAGTTATTTTAAAACAATTTTCAATGACGATTTAGCAAGCAAAAATTTTGCACTAAACTTGTTCCGTATAAGTGAAAGTACTGGTACGCCCGCAATGGAAATACTAGATAATGTTAGGGGACAAAGTGCAATTGAGCTTACGGCAACGTTTGCATATTATCTAAACAACTTGAGAAGCAATACAACGCTATTAGGAATAAGTGCAGTAACAACACCTGCATTCTATGCCGCTAGAAATGTAGTAGTATGAGCAAGTTTGCACAAGGCACATATCATATTCAAAACCCTGAAAAATATGCTGGCAAGAAAGCACCAAGATATCGTAGTGGTTGGGAACAAGCATTCATGCGGTTTTGTGATAGCAACGATCATATTGTTATGTGGGCTAGCGAAAGTTTAAATATTCCTTACAGACATCCCCTTACTGGCAAGCAAACAATATACGTTCCGGACTTCTTGATACAATACCGTAATAAAAATAATCAAGTGGTTACAGAATTAATTGAAATCAAACCCAAAAAGCAAAGTGTAATTGAAAGCAAAGCCAGTGCTAAAGACAAAGCTATTGTGGCTGTCAATTATGCTAAGTGGGATGCCGCTCAGAAGTGGTGCAGACGTCAAGGTATTACTTTTAGAGTAATCACAGAAGACGATATATTTAGAAATGGTGGCAAAAAGCGTTAGCGACGTTTGCGGCCTAGGGCAGTATCGTCGATAGGACCTTTCTGCTTAGCCGCTTTAGGCTTTTGTTCTTCTTTTTCTATTAGTGCAATTTCTTTAAGCAATGGTCCCATTTCAACTCTGTTGCGAACATAAGGTGTGCCACTTTCAATTTGATAGTTGCTTCGCATCTGAAGTAATTGACTGCGTGTGCCATCTTCTTTGGTACCAAAAATTTGGAGTACACTGCTGTTTTCTTTAGTTGCTAATTCTACATCCAAATCCACTTGTCTCATTGCTTGGTCGAGCTCTGTGCCAAATCCAAGTTCTTTGTATCCAGGAATAGCACCTGTGTTCAAAATAACCATTGTAACACCACTGTCGTTACGAGTTGCATGATATGCGATTCCTTTGTAGAGTCTTTCTACAAAGTCTGCTTCTCTTTTAGGACGTTGTCCTGCTAGCTCACCTGAAATATCATCTGCTGCTTCTTGATATGCGGCTTGAATGTCTTGGAATCCGGCACGAGCATCGCCTTCCTCTGCTGTACGCAAACTATCAGGAATACTTGCACCAAATGTTTGCTCAAAAAACTGTTGGATTGCTCGGAAGTTGTAGCCACTAACTTGCCCGAACTGTTTTACATCACCTGCTTTGAGGCTCAATAGATTAACAGTTGTACCGTCGATGCTTAAAAATAGGTCTGCCTTAGTGCCTGACTGTTCACTTACACCGTCGCTACTCACAACAACTTGGTTGGCATCTGTGTCATCTACAATCTTATCTACCGATGCTAGTACACCTGCATTGGTATTAGCAAATATAACAGCACTGTTGATCATTTTGCGAATGTCTGGGTGCATGTTAGCAGGATCATTTGCCACAATTTGTAGCATTTTGTAGTTTGCTTGGTTAAGAGCTAGTTTAAATTCTACGCTGTCATTGGCACTTTTTCCGCGAGTAGAACCAGATAAGTTGTTTCCTGTTTTACCTACTTTAGTACCTTCGCCTAGATCTTTGAGGACTTTTAGTATGTCTCCGTCTGTGATGTCTTTATCACGTGAAATAAATCTTGCAGCAACAGCGGCACCTAGCAAACCTTCGCTAACATCGCCACTGTTAAAAGGTTTTCCGCCTTTGTAATCTGTTGTCTTCTGAATCTGTGTTAAACGAACAGTTTGTCCGTCGTCTGTTGTAAGTTCTACACTGTTTGCATTTTTATTTGCTGGTATAATCAACCCATTTGGATCTAGATTCATGTCTGCAACACTAGGAAACTCAGGACGTCCGAACCAGGCTTGGTTAATTTTGTCAATGTTATCTTTAGTGAATACAACTTCTTTGCCAATGGTGTCGTGTAGTTCTGGTACAAGTTCTACAGGCTCGCCGTTTGCAATTTTGTGTTGTAATATTTCAAGATATTTGCCACCATATTTGTTTGTACTTGTGGTGATTGCTGATTCTGTGATAAGGTCTAGTTTGTCTAATAGGTCTCTCATTAATAATACCATTCAATGTGTATATTTAGTTAAATAATGCTATGACAAAGAAACTTGAAGAGCTTTTTGATCTCCCAACTGAACCAGTTGAAGAAGAATCAGAAACAGAAACTGACGTAGCAGAGCAGGAAAACATTCCTGTACTAGCTGATAATTTAGCAGAGCTGGATAAAATCAGTGCCGCACTTCCTGCTGTTAAAGGATTAGAAGCCAGCGATCGTGAAATGGATGACCTTGCTGAAAAAGCAACAAAGAGTTTTGATGATCTCATGGATTTAGGTATGAACATTGACAGCAGATGGGCAAGCGATGTGTTCAATACAGCTAGTAGCATGCTAGGACATGCTATTACTGCCAAGAATGCTAAGATTAACAAAAAGCTCAAGATGATCGAACTGCAATTAAAGAAAGCAAGACTTGATCAGCAAACAAACAAAGACGAAGATGTTGAACAAACTGGCACCGGGCAGATGTTAGATAGAAACGAGTTGCTTGAACGTTTACTCAACAAAGATGCTAAATAGCATATAGGGGAATAAAATGAAAAGTTTTACAGAATACTTGGTTGAAACCAAACAAACCTTTGATTATCGTATCAAAATCGCAGGTGACGTTGATAAAGACACTATCAACGAACTAGAGAAGAAGCTACAGCAGTTTGACGTAGTTAAGATGACAGATCCTAAGACTACTCCTGTCATGAAAACACTTCCAGATTTTCCACAGTTTGAAAATGATAGATGTACACACATGGATGTTACATTTAATTATCCAGCAACTGGTCCACAGATTCAACAAATTGCTAAACTGTTGAATATGGATCCAAATAGAATGATTATTCAACAACGTGATTATGCTGATAAGTTGGATCAAGAGCGCAAAAAGTATGAAGCACAACCAGAAAGCGTACTAGCAGACACAGACTTCCCAGGGCCAGATGCAGAACAAACTGAATTGAAAGACGATTACAGTGCTGATCCAATGGATAAAGAAGTTGTAGTTCAAAACGAATACAAGAGTGACTTTACAATTGCCGGCGGTGCTACCCCTAAAGCAAAAACAACCAGCGATTACCCTGAACAAACCAAGAGCCCGATAGGCGGGACAAACAAAATTCCAGACCCAACAAAGATTTAAAGGACCAGTACAATGGATAGCATTTATAAAATACTAGAAAGCCTAGACCAGGTAGAAGAAGGTCGTTACGACGGACCTAACAGCTCATGCTGTGATGCCCCTATAAAAGGTTACGATAAAGATACTAAATTGGGTATCTGTAGTGATTGCGGCGAACACGCAAATCCACACGAAGACGAAGAAGAACTGGATGAAGGTCAATACGACGGCAAGAGTCGTGAAGAATTACTAAAAATGAAAGCTGACGCCGAAGCAAGTATGAAGAAGATGCAGTCTAGCGGTAGCGGCCCACAAGAAAAATTTTATGATGAAACACAGATGATGATGGCACAACAGCATCTTGACTTTATCAACGATGCACTTAAGAAAGTAAGCGAAAGCAAAACTACACAAGATGGCAGCGGTCCTTACTATCAAGAACAACGTGCTAAAGAAATGGCAGAAAAAGAGGGCAAAGACTGGCGTAGTATGAGCTATGGTGACAAAGAAGACTATCGCGCTAAAGTTAAAAAGATGAGTGAAGCTGAAATCACACCAATTGATCACAGCGAAGAAGAAGACGGTGCTAGTGCAGAAGATATTGCTAGTGCAATCACAAGACGCATGATGGCTCACCCTAAGTTTGGTGCGTTGGTGCGTGAAGTAGATATTATTGACCTTAACGATGCTATTGAAGAAGTAGCGCAGTTCCACGAAGGAGGTGACTTAGGAACTAGCGATGTAAGTGCAATGGTCAATGACGTATTAAAGCAACTTGGTAAGCCAGACGCTCTTAAAGAACAAGAAGCTGTCACTTTAGATCAAGCTCGTGAATACTTTTTTGATAAACATGACTTTGCCGATGAAAACATTCAAGGCGAATATGAAAAAATGGCAAGCAAAATGTCGTCAAAAGATGCTATGACACTTAAGAA